TCGATTCATTCTTTGGAATAATTTTCACGCTTGACGAAGGCGATGACTGGAAAAACCCTAAGACATGGATAAAAGCGAATCCTAATCTTGGAATATCAGTTGATAAAGATCGTCTCGCTGAGCAGATAGAACTCGCTGCTTCCTCAACAGTAAAAATAACAAATATAAAAACGAAACGCCTTAATATATGGTGTAAGTCTATAATGTCATGGTTTAGTTACGATGCCTGGCAAAAATGCGGTAAGTTAAAATATACAGAAGAAGATTTAAAAGGGCGTATATGTTACGGGGCTATGGACTTATCCAGTACGCAAGATATTACCGCTATTTGTTTATCATTCCCGCCAGTTACNGAGGGTGAACCTTACAAACATATTTATANATTTTATATCCCNGAAGATTTGANACAGGAAAAAGAAGAGATTGACAAAGTACCNTANCGNCANTGGNTTGAAGAAGGATTTATNATCGCGACTCCCGGCAATGTAATTGATTATGATTATGTTGAAGCGGACATCATGCAATTAGCGACAATTTATGAAATAAAGGAGTTCGCCTTTGATCCTTGGCACGCGCAAGAAGTTATCAATCATCTAACAGACGCTGGTATGAATATGATACCAATAACACAAGTGTATCGAATGGTATCTCCCATGTGTCACACTTTTGAAAAACACGTCTTAGCCGCAGATCTTGCTCATAACGATAACCCTGTAATGTATTGGATGATATCCTGTGTGGAATTAAAATCAGACAGACAGGGGAACATAATGCCGATGAAGCCGCGGCGTAATACTAACGGAAAAAGAATTGACGGTGTAGTAGCTAACCTTATGGCTATTGGCAGAGCTTCTTTGCAGATAACAACAGGTTCAGTTTATGAAGAAAGAGGAGTATTAACGGTATAATGGGATTCTTTGATTTTCTTAAGCGTAAAGCCTCCGCGCCTACTCCGATTCATGATTACTCGGGCTGGGGAGCTCCATCAATGTCCGGCGCGGTAGTTACAGAAAACCGCGCGATGGGTTTATCCGCACATTTTGCTTGCGTAAGTTTAATATCAAGAATACTCGCATCCCTTCCAATTCATGTTTATGAAAGAACCGCCGCAGGCGGTAAAAAAATCAGAAATGATCACCCTACAGCGCGGCTGTTAAGAAAAAAACCTAATCCCGAAATGACTTCATTCTCCATGATTGAAGCGATGCAGGCGCAGATTTTAAATCGAGGCAAGGCGTTCGCGGAACTAATTTTTGATAAAAATGGCAACGTCCGCGAAATATGGCCAATCGCTCCGGGTGTTTGTGAGCCGAGAAGAAAAGATAAATACAGTCCGATTGAATATCACTTCCCTAATTCAGGCACAATATTACCAGCGTGGAAAATACTTCATGTACCGGGCCTTGGTTTTGACGGCATAAATTCATTTTCGCCTATTCAATTATTCAGACAGTCTTTAGGTTTGGGTTTAGCGCTTGATGAGTTTGGCGCGCGTTTTTTTGGGCAGGGAACGAATATTGGCAGCTTGCTTATTCATCCAAAGACATTATCAAAAGACGCGCATGAGAGATTAAAAACAAGTTTAACAGAAGGTTTCCAAGGTTTATCAAGATCACATAAAGCGATAATCCTTGAAGAAGATATGAAGTTTGAAAAACTCGGAATGCCTCTTGAAGACGCTCAGTTTATTGAATCAAGAAAGTTTACTGTATCGGAAATGGCGCGGATTCACGGTGTACCGCCTCACTTAATCGGCGACTTGGAAAAAGCGACATTCTCAAATATCGAAGAGCAAGGACTTAACGCCGTTATTTATTTATTCCGACCGTGGATTATTCGATGGGAGCAAGTTCTTAATAATAAATTATTCACAGGTGAGGAAGAGCAGGATAAATATTACATTAAGTTTGAACTCGATGGTCTATTGCGCGGCAATATGAAAGCGCGTTATGAAGCGTATTCAATCGGGTTACAGCAAGGTTTTTTAAACGCTGACGAAGTACGTGAACTGGAAGATATGGATCCATTACCAAACGGTCAAGGAAAAATATACAGGTTCCCTCTCAATCTTGCAGAAGCTGGGAAACAAATTAAAGAATTAAAACGGTTTACAAAACTGTTTGGGGAGAATAAAAATGATTAAAGAAAAATTACAAAGAAGGTTTATCGCTCTTGAAGGCAGTGATATATTAACCCTAAGAAGCGATGACGCGGAAAAACCCGCGTATAAAATTAAAGGTACTCCGATTGTTTATAATCGCGAAGTTGTTCTTTATGAAAATCAACATTTTCGATTAACAGAAATAATCGAGACAGGCGCTGCAAGAGAAGCGCTTTTGAGAGCTGAGCAGGTTCTTCTCTGGAACCATGACAGTTCGAAGCCAATGGCTGCGCGGAAAAACAATACTCTTACTGTTCGCGAAGATGTGAACGGTGTATATATCGAGGCGGATATTTCAGGGACAGCTTGGGGACGCGACGGTTTTGAGGCGATAAACTCCGGGCTTGTAGATAAAATGTCTTTTGGGTTTTACGTGAATGAAGACGGTTATACCGAAGAGCGTTTTGTCGAAAATGGAAAAAGGTGCTGCAAACGGTCAATTAAGAAATTGGACCGTATAGTAGATTTTTCTCCTGTCACATATCCCGCCTATCAGGATACCGACGTACAGGCTCGAGACGTTGAAAATATCCAGAAAGATTTTGACACCGATGAAACGGAAAAAACAAATCAGCGCGAGAAAGTAAGAGCGAACGGTGAAGAGGCTTTAAAGATGGCTGAAAAACATCTTAAAGACATCGCGTTGTAAATTAACCCGTCGGGTTAACGCGCTGCTCTCATGTCGTGAGACAGCATGAGCAGTATTTTATTTATCGTCGTGATGACGAAAGGAAAACATTATGAATAAGATTTTAGAAATGCGTAAAAAACTGCACGGATTAACTCAGCAGTTACGCGCGGCTCAGGGTGAAGGAAACCCTGACACGACAAAGATTGAAAACTTAAGCGCGGAGATACGCGCTCTTTGCAATCAAATCGAGACAGAAGAAGCTATCGCGCGTATGAATGGCGAAATTGACCCTACAACGCGAAGCGGAGAAGCTACGCCTGCTACTGCAGATCAAAGGCAGGAAGAAACACGCGCCGCCATTCTTACCTACATGAGAACCGGCGACAGCGCGCAGCTTCGCGCGATGACAAGCGGCACGTCAGGCGGCGGCGATACAGGCGGCTACCTAATTCCTAAAGAATGGGAAGACCGTATTCTTGAAAGGGAAAAAGAATTATTTGTTATGCGCAACTTGGCTGATGTGCAGCAGTCTTCTCTTGACCGTGATATTCCTATCGCGGATGATTACGGCGAGTCGCAATGGATTGACGAAGGCGGCGTGTATCCTGAAAGCGACGCCACGTTTAAAAATAAAATAATCAGCGCTTATAAACTCGGGCGTATCGCCAAAGTGTCTGAAGAACTGCTTCAGGATAATACTTTTAACCTTGAGCAGTGGCTTATCGGCGCGCTTTCGTATTCAAACGGTATCACAATGGAAAAAGCGTTTATATCCGGTGATGGCGCGAAGAAGCCGCGCGGATTTTTAATTGACGCGGAGAGTGTAGATGCAAAGAGCGCTAATGTTAATTACAGCGATATCTTAAACCTTTTTTCCGCGCTTAAAACAGGATATTTTAACAACGCGCACTGGATGATGAATACTAAAACGCTTGTTACCTTGATGCTGTTGAAGGACGGATCAGGACAGTTTTTATACAAGCCGTTTAACGCGCCCGCGGCGAACGCGCCAATGGGAACTATCCTTGGAAAGCCTGTTGTATTGTCAAGTTTTATGCCGGATATTGAAGCAGGAGAGAGTCCTATCGCGTTAGGTGATTTTAAACGTTACCGGATACATGACAGGCTTGGAATGACAGTTCAAAGGCTTGATGAACTGTTCGCCAAGGAAGGTTTTATCGGTTTCCGCGGTAAGCAGAGAACCGATGGCAAATTGCTAATTGGTGAAGCAATCCAGACCCTTGAAATACCTGCCGCGTAACGGTAAGGCGGTAAAAATATGGTCGGTGATTTAGTAAGCTGGGAAAAAGTCAAGACGATATTGAATCTTGACGATAACCAAAAGGATACAGTAGAGTTCCTCATTTCCGACGCTTCAACGCAAGCTGAAAAAATCGCTGACCGTATTCTCGCCTCTCAAGATATCGATATAACAATCGATGGTACTGGCGGCAGGGAGTATTTGCTTCCAAGTTTTCCTGTAAATAAAAACTACATGATAAAAGTAAACGATAATGAATTACAACCGAATGAATACAGCGTAAAAAAAGAAGGCATATTAAGGTTTAAAAATTATAAGCCGGAAGGCTGGGAGGCGATTAGTTATAAAGGAAATTTAGGTTATGAAGAGATTCCTGAAGACCTTCAAAGAGCGATTATAGAAATAATATCCGCTAACCTTCGCAGATTAACAACCAGCGGCGGGCTTGTAGGAATTAAGAGCATGTCAACTAACGGCGGAGTTACCTCTACTCAATATGAGATGGATATACCTCTTACAGCGCGGCAGACAATACTTAGGTATGTAAGGGAGCCAAATTTATGAATATGATTGAAACTAATGTTCGTGGTGAATTTAATTATGCTTTTGAACTAGGAAGCAGATATCTTATTGAAGATATAGCCGCGGCGACAGCGGCGAAGGTGAGTAATGAATACGCTTATTTTGTAAAAAAAAGATTTCCTGATTACTTTAATACCGGTACTGGTAAA